GTCGCGACCACCCACTGGATCGAGGTCCTGTCGTCGAAGCGAATGTAAAGCACGCCACTGTCCGACTCCCACCAAAGGTCTCCATGCACTGCATTGCTTGGAGGCGCATCGGAGATCGTGACCTTGGAAGAGCCGCCGCCGCTGCCAGCGCTGGCAGAAATCTGTGCCCAGTCCGCCATCCGTCGTGCGTACAGATGCCCGTCAATCGGTGCTTCACTGATCCCAGGTCCCTGCGGCCCGGGCGGTCCTGGCGGGCCGGGCGGTCCTGGCGGTCCTTGCTCGCTGTTCTCGCCGCCGGTGAAGCCGAGCACACCATCAAGCAACCACAGCGGCGATTGCACCTCGACACGCTGTGCCGGTCCGCGCGCCGGATCGGTGCGCCCGACCAGCGTGTTCTGATCCACTTCCAGCACGACGTCGTCGTTGTAGTTCGAGAAGATCGCCTGCTGCAGCGGCTGATCTTCATCGTTGATGCCGAGCCGGTTGACCATCCATACCAATGGATCGGCGGGCTCCGGCGCAGGCATCGTCTGCGACACGATATAACCGCGAAACTTGGCTTTGCCCTGCTTGCTGCGAGCAGAGGTGTCGACAAATGGATCAGTGATTTGGTCCACGTTTTACGCCGGCTCGCTTTTGTTGGGCTTGGACTTGGGCTTGGATTTGGGCTTGGACTTAGACTCAGGCTCAGGCTCAGGCTCGGGCGGTAGCTCTAGCTCAGGCTCTGGCTCGGGATCGTGCTCGTGCTCGTGCTCGTGCTCGTGCTCGTGCTCATCCTCGTCCTTGTCCTCTAACTCGTTCTCGGGCTCGATGGCATCAACTACCTTGCCCTCGGCCACCCATCTATCAATCAATTCGTTGGCGAAAACGTCATTGCGATCTATCTCATAGCTGTCGCCAGCCGTGTAATCACACTGCAGCTCGTCGGAACGAAAGCTATCAATCACGGTGAAACGTCGCACCATTTGCCACCTCTGTGTTCATCGTAGACCCAGCGACTCTAGTTCCTCAAGCTGCTCTTCAATAGCCGCGAAACGCTTATCGTCGAATGCCACCACGCTGCATCTGCAGTTTGCGTGAACCGGAAGCAGACTGCTCGCACGATCGACATCGTAAGGACCACCCGCCGCAAGATCATTGCAGTCATCGCAGACAAACTCGTCACCCGCCGTCTCCACACTGACCAGAACCTCATCGATATCCTGCGCTGATGGCTTTCTCTTGGTGCTTTGAGGTAGGCCCAGATCAACAAACCGCTTTCGCTGCTTAGCATCACGCACGCCGCGATACGGCAACCATTCCGGATTGATGCCGACCTTGTTGATGCCCTGGTCCTTGTAGCTCAACAACTTGCCGGCATTGACCGCGCGCACCACAGAGTTGTTGACCAGCATATGCAACCGCAGCCGCGTGACCTTCTCCAGCGTGGTGCGCACCTCGCGCATCATCACTTCCGGAGTTTGCTTGCTCTCGATCGCGTGCCCTGCATGCCGGATCAGCCGCCGCTCGGTCTCCTGCGCGATGCCCAGCACCTCGGCAGAGGCAGCGTGACCGTGCATCTCGCTCAGCGGCTTGGTATCGATGTGATTGAGCCCGACCTTGATTTCTTTCTCGGCCTGCCGCACGCCGTACACTATCGATGTCCGCATCAAGCCACCCAACCAATCCGGCGGCCGGCTCAACCCATCGCCAACCAGCTTGCGCAACGCCATCTCACTGCGCGACAATTTGTTGGCCGGCGGATCGACCCAAGCGATGATGTTTCCCGGCAGTGTCGGGCCGCGACTGCGCAATCCAGTGACGTCCTGCTCGACAATCGCCTGCGTCAGCCCGCGCTGCAAGCCGAACACCTTGCGATTGACCAACGCACGACCACGGCTACGCAGCGTGATGCTGCGCGTTGGATCAATCCGGCTCATCGTTTCGCTCTGCAGACGGCGGCGGCTTCACTTCGTTCCAGACACCGGAGTCCAACATGCTCTGCTCCCACGGTCCAGTGTCACGCGTCAAACCGTATTCTGCGACCAGACGCTTCTCCATCTCGGTGAAGTCATCCTCGGTCCAGTAATCCGGCTCATCAGGGTCTTCGATCCAACTGGCATAAGGCGGTCTCATACCTTGATCCCTTTCTTCTCCGCCAGCTTGCGCAACGCCTTGGCATAATCGGTGTCCTGCTCTTTGGGACGCACTCCCATTTGCTTCCACAGCAGTTTCTCCGGCCACCACCAGATCGCTTGCGCGCTGGCCGGCGTCAAATGGATATTATCCTCCTTGGCCAGCTTGTCGATCGCAGCATGAAATACATCAGTGATCCACGCGCGCTGCTTGGCGTTCTTAGGTTGCTCGACCATGTTACCCTTGGCGTGCAACGTCAGCCGCTCGCTCGCCAACACGACCTCGCTCTTTTTGCGCTTCCCGGATTTGTACTCATCCTGATGCGCCGCGTAATCTTTCTCGTGCTGATTATAAATCTCCTCGGCCACTTTGATTGTGCCTGCCTTGGTCTCCGGCACCGGCACACCGGCATACGCCAGGGCTCTGTCGACCCTGGTTATCTGCTTAATCATATCGCCGTCTGACACACCAGTATTGGTGCTGCGGCCCCACGCACGCATGAACCACATGTCCATGGTGATCGGCTTGAAGTTGCCGTTGAGGTTCTGATAGAAGCCCTGGCCAATCTTCGCGCCGAGAATCGCCGAACCGTACACCTTGTCAGTAGCATAAGTGGCACCTACTTCGACACCAGTTTGCTTAGTCAGCTCGCCCGCCGTCATCTCGGTATCAAACATCTTGCGCGCGCCGGCAACGCCGCGCACCTTGATCAGGCTATTCATCTTCTGAAAATTGGAGCCGACATTAGGGTCCTGCGTCTCGATAGTCGCAGGGAAATGGCCGTGCGTCTGATAATAGGTGTAAGCCTGATCGGCGAGGCGCACTGATGCATCCACCACCTCGCCTTGCGAAGTGATAGCCAGCGCTGCGGTGTAGAGAAATTTCTTGTCGGGATCGGTATCGACGCCAGGATAAATCTTGCCCGCAACGCCGAGCGCTTCCTGCATCGTCTTATCGTACCAGTCCTCGCCACTCTCGCCGCTCTTCAGCTCGGCCTTGAGATCGAGCGCGATCGCATTGGCGATGTACGCGTCGGTTTCTGGAGTGTGGGTGTCTTCGTCAACATGGTCAACGCCGAGTTCCTTCTTGAGGACACCCCCAGCGCGTTTGTTGACCTGTTTCGCTGCTTCCGTCTTCAACACCGAGTTTGGCTTCACCACCGGCAGATCGGCGATGACCGCGTTCGCTGTCAGGTTATACCCTACAGCTTCGGTGGGCGGGCTCCAGTGATCGTGTACCCCGCGCCAGATTTCGGCAGCTCCCGGAACTGGGGATCGGTTGATATAGCTTTCATATACGCTTCGCGCGCTGTCCCTTTGCTCGCGATCGCTGCCGTCTGTTTTTGTAGTGCCAATGAACTCTCCTCGTCCGAACTGGACGTGGATGGGGTTGTCTTTGCCATAGCGCGATGCTCCTTTTTTAACTGCTGCCAAATTCGAACCGTCGAGATCGACGATGTAGACGCGGGCTCCTGTAGAGGTAGGCACTAATGTATGATTTTCCAGGCCAGCTCTCAACAGATTATTATGAATAGTCTGTAACTTACCGGTGGCCTCGAACTGAGCGAGTGCAGTTTTGCCGCCATCCTGCTGCTTGAAAATCAGCACCGCCTTCTGGTCGGCGATGTGGGCTTTCATGACGCCAGACATGACCAGATGATCCCAGTCAGCGTTGGACCGTGTCATCACCGCATTCTCGGCGCCGTCTGTCCACGCTCCAATAACACTCACCTCGCGGGCATCCGTGATACCGAGTTGTTGGTCGATGTCGGCGGAGGCAGCGCGCAGCGTAGCCTGTTGCCTGGATTCAAGCTCATTGCTGGCACCCTTCAGGTCCAGGCCGCTCTTGACACTGGGTGAAACAAATACAGCGCCGGTTTCTGAATGTGTTTCCGTTGCCGGGAGTGGCTTTGTCGGCGTCGACAGTGCTGCCGGCCCCTTCGCCAACGCTTCCAGCGCACCCGAGCTGCCGCCCTTGGGCGCCTTGGCTTCCGACGACTTCGCTTCGCTGCTACCGCCACCACCACCAGGACCAAACTGCCCGGCATTCTTAGGTTGACCGCGCGGATGCGCCCCTTCACTCCATGCCGCCTCATCGGCGCTCAACCACAACGTATCAACAAAATCGCTATCGACCGCGCCACGCTTCAGCGCTGCCTCTGGCGATGGCTTCTTCG